TTGATTTAAAGAATCAAAAGATATTTTAGTAAATTCTGTTTTATTTATTTCATCATAAAATAGAATTTGAATATTTTTTCCCAACTGCATTCTAGATTTTGAAACTGTAATGTTTATTTTATTAGCTTCAGCAAATTTGGAAGTAAGATTAATTACTTGTAAAATTTCAGTATCAGCAGAATAATAAGAACAATTGTGCTGAGGAGTAGAACCAAAGATATCATCGCTGTAAGGACAATAAGATATATTTTGATTCTTAGAAACTAATTCTTTATGTGAGCATATGTCGCCTATCGAGCTGTTAGCATAATGGTAATCTTTTGACTTAAAGAAATTATGAGAAGCAGTAAAGAATTTACAAGTTGGGATTGAAGAGTAGTCAACAGAAATAGACATCACATAATCAAAACGAATGTAATAAGATTTTTCCTCAGGATTATAAGTAGCCCATTTTGGAAGAGATGTATTAGGAGTAGGAACTTCTTTGAATATACCTCTATCAATGTATTGATCATATATTTGAGATAAAGTTTCTGAAATTTGAATTATCTTTGAATATGGAGGAAGATTATAATATATATAACCAGTATCAAAAGTATCCCATCGAGCAGATCCAGCAATCATATTGGGATCTTTAACAAGGGTAATGGTATGATTGCCATTATCAACTGTATAAGTTATGGCATTATCGTTTAAAATAGAATAGTTTGACATTTGAAGTTATCTCCAAGTAGTTAGGTAATCTTGAACTCTAGTATTTTGGATATTGTCAATTTCCGCAATTAGTTCAGAATTAATAGATTTAAGTGCAAGATTTTCTTGCAAAAGATAAGTTATATCAGCTTGTTGATTGTTGACTAAAGCAGCAACATGAACCATAGCTTCAATAACAGATTGATATTGTATAGGGTTTAAATGATGAAAATCATCTTGTGTAAATAAAACAGGATAAAATACTAAAGCTTTACCTTGACCAGTTCCAATTTGTACTATCCTAGTAGTTGATTTCATGTAAGAAAATACGTGATTAAACAAACTAGGAAGACAATCGCTAAAAAATTGTTTAGCGAATTGCTTCTTAGAGAAAGGATAAACAAAAGGTGTTTGTTCTGAAAAAGATGAATTATCAGAATATGACTGGTCAGTCAAAGGAGAATAATTTAGATTATATAATTCTTCATAATAATTATAAGAATTATCAGAATCTTGCAAAACTATCCGCAACTCTTCAATCCTGTTATTAATTAAAGCATCGTTAGTCATTGAGTCTAATGGTAAAAAGAATTCTGAGTTTGTTTGAAGATCAGTAATAAATTTATTATTAAATTCCAGTAAAGTCTGCAAAGATGCTATCATGATATAACCTCTATCGTGTGAAGTTGGATTGTATTGTTTTTTATAAAAAAAGATATTGATGAAGATATAACATGTAACGATAATACTTCTGGATACATTGATTTCACTAAAGGGTAAATTTTACTTAAACAAGAAGGACTATTGATTAATTGATAAGATAGTTTATCTACAATTAAAACACAAGTTGAATTAACTGGTTCAGTCAATATACTTTGAGTCAGCCACGTCTTCAATGGCTGCGGCAAGGTTTTCATTTTCATCGGCCACGAGTCCACGAGCACCATCCTTCATAATTGTTAGCATTTGCTTCCTACTATTGCCAAGGGTGGTGTGAAAATCCTTTTGGGCTTCTGGAGTAGCAAACTGAAGTTGACCCATCAAAGCCTCAAGAAAAACTGCTTGTTCTCCAAAACCTACTATCAAAGTAGCAACTTGCTTTTCATATGATTCCATTGTCTTTTCAATGGCCATAATTTTTTCATCAAACTTAGCTGCTAACGCTACAACTAAATCGTTAACAAGTTTTCTAAATTCTTCAATTTCTGTTAATTCAGGAGTTTGTTGTTCTTCCACTTTTATACCTCATACCAGTCTTTGTTATTAGTAACATGAGACATTATAGCAAGATCTACTATATAAGAAATTGAATGTATATCTTGACGAGTTACTTTAATTGAATCAAAAGAAATTATATTCTTCATATCAGGAATAAAAGCACCGGACTCAGCCATACGTGCTTCAAAATGACCAGTCTTAAATACAAAGTTGTTAGGGTCAAAGACATCGCCATTTTGCCAATAATGAGATTTAAAGATTCTACTTACTGGCTTGCCATTTATCTTGGCACCGCCGTAAGATACAAATCCTTCAGCACTAGGGACACCAGTTCTTTCATTAGCTGGATAAGCTTCTAATGCAGTACCATTGGTTATAGCTTTAAGATAAGCACCAAAGTCAACAATGTCAACAAAGACATTTGTGCTGCTGATTAACTTTCCATCAGGAGATGTTTTACCAATATCAACTCGTAATTTTAGTCCTTGAAACCAAGGGCGAATTGATAAAAATCCACTTTGAGTTTTAGAACGAAACCATTTCTTGTATAAGTCCTTGTCGTAAGTCTTTTGAACTTCACCAGTAGCTGCATCTATTGCAGACTCTGGGCTAACTGAATCATCGTAAAAAGAAAATTCTTCTGACATATTTATCCTTTGTAGTTACCACTTAAAAGCGTTTGCTTTTGGTGTTGATTTTGGTGTTGAGTTGGTAATAGGAGATCCTCCTATTACCATTTTAGCATCTTCAAACTGCTCTGTAGATGCCCAATCCCACTGTTCTATAGCAGTGGAATATAGATCTTGAATCATTTGACGATTTTTATTCCAAAGAATATTTCTTTGTTTTGGAGCATAAGCAACTATATCACGAGTATCAATTGGGCGAAGTTCAGCAGAAGAAATATTAAATTTAACTTCTTTAATTAAAGACTTCATTTCTGCACCAGTAAAATATTGAGTAGCATGGGCAATTGCTTCAAGATCAAATACATGATCTGTTTTAATTCCCTTAAGATATATATTAAGAATAGACATACGCTCACTAAATGAAGGCAAGCCTACAAACATAATCTTATCAAAGCGATCAGCTCGCAACATCTCTGGTTTAAGATGTTCAAGTTGGTTAGCAGCACACATCAAGAATACATTGTCAGGAAGTTCTTGGATACCTGTTAAGAACTCACCATGAACACGGTCAGTAGTACCACCGTCAACTTGTCCAGAACTTTGACCACCAGACATGTCTCGACCAAACTCATCAATCCAAACACATAAAGGAGCCATAACATTAATCTGTTTAAATACAGTACGCATGTTTTGCTCTGATTGACCAATGTAGGAGTTCATTACTTGGCTAACACCAGTGCGAGCAAGATCCAATCCTAGTGCATTTGCAGTAGCTTCACAGATAGCAGATTTACCAGTACCTGGAACTCCAACCATAAGAATGCGACGAATAGGACTAATGCCGAACTCAGCAGCTTTTTCTGGGTTGTGCCAAAGAACAGCGTTGCGAGTAATAAGTTCTTTAATATTATCAAGACCACCTATGTTGTCAAACGTAGTCTTAGGACGAATGATTTCAAGAATGCCATTCTTTTTAATATCGGCCATCTTAAAATTGTAAATATAATCTGGATCAATGTTGCCAGATTCTAAAACGGAATTCAAACAAACATTAATAAAATCAGATTCAGTAAGACCTATTGCTGCTTTAGCAATAGCTGGCAAAGTACCAGGCTTTACAAGAGTGCCACCAGAAGAAGTGTCAATGTGGTTAACAATAGTTGCTAACTCTTCAAGATTTGGTTCTTCAAAATCAGATTGATAAAACATATTTTTAAAATCTTCTGGACAATCAAACCAAGACATAAAGATTAGCTGAAGAGGCATTTGTTCAAGATCGTCTGACCAAAAAGCAGAACGATATTGGCTATTGTTAATAGCGATAAGGCCAGAAAACATTTCCATCATTGCTTCAGGTTTAGTGTACACTGAATAAAGAAAAGTAGAAGATTCTTTATTAATTTCTATCTGTTCAAGAAGATGAGTGTAAGCAACAGTAAAGTCAAAAGTAATTGCTTCACGACTGTTTTCTGGATTATTGGGATCAGGCATCTTTACTAAAATGCTTTTCCATTCTTTGTCAACAAGTTTAGAATATCCTTTGATGGGATCAATGGTGTAAAAAGAACGATTATTAAATTTAACAATAGCTTCTGTAGTTCTTGAGTAATCAGAAGTTTTTAGCCAAATTGAAGGAACGCCCAATTTGATTTGAGAGAATAGCATATTTGCACCTTAGGTATAAGTAGGGGCCTTGTAGTAAAAAATAGAGGGGTGGGGGAGAATGATCGATTTAAAACATTCTCCCCCACAACTTGGGTGAGGAAGAGGACTGAAAGGCGTTCCTCTTCCTCACGAACTTAAGTTCAGCCCTTTTCGCCAGCGCGACGGTGGAACTCTAAATTGTCAGATGGCTGAACGACATAGTCTTCATCGAGCTTGTCTTTACCTTTGTAAGCAATTGCGTCAGTTGGGATTCCCCACAACTTGCTGAATTGCTCACGAACTTCTTTGACGCTTTTGCCAGCAACAGGTGTTGGCTGGCTGTAAACGCCGAATCTAACGTTAGCAACGCCTGAAGCTGCCGAAGCAGACGACGATGATGTCTGGTTATTCATTTAGGATACTCCTATTAGTAATTATACTGTTTGTGGGGTTTGTTGAACCATACGATTATATGGTTCTGATTTTCCGACTCCGAGATCAAAATATATCTCAGTTTCTTCGGGGTTTTGATTGTTCACAATGGTTTTGTGAATACGACCAAGAATAAATGCCGCAACAGCCATATTGGTAGCTAGTAACTGAGTACCACCATCTACTTCTGCGCGTTCTTGACAGGACATTTCACCTGGGTTTTTATCTGGTGGACTGTCATATTCTGGGTGAAAATGAACAGGATGCTCTGTGATATCTCTACCGTTGCGACGCTGGTAATGATAAACTGATCCGAAAAGCTCATCATCATTACCGCCAGTAAAGACATCAACATCATCAAGCTTAGAAGCTGCGTCAAACAAAATTTTTCTTGCAGCAAAATTATCTACAACTGCAAGAACTATATCTCCGTTAGTGATAAGTTCTGATGCTTTAATCTTAGGTGAATCTTCATCAGTAACACCATTAAAGTTATCATCAACAACCCATTTAGGAACTGGGATAAACAAAGTCTTAGTAAAAGATTGAGTAAGCTCTAAAGCTTTAACTGAAGCCTTGTTACCCATTTGTTTAAAATTTTGCCGTTCAAGATTCTTTTGCTCATAGTTGTCTCCATCTACAATAATTACTGCAGAACCCGGAAACTTCCATTCAAGCATACGAGCAACGCCTTCAGCAAGCCAGGTGCCAATGCCACCAGCTCCAACAAGGACTACTCGTTTAGGAGAATTATTATTATTATTATTATCAGTCATAAATACCGCTATCTATATTACTTGCAACGATGGAAAAATCTGCCCAAGAATCACAACCATCTATTGTTTTGGATGGAAGCTGTTGAGTGCTTATGTATTCAACTATTAGATTACGATAATCATTACATTCAGGAAGGCAATAGAATGCACAAGTATGACACATCGAAGCTGGTTCATATTTTTGTATGCTAACAGTAGCATTTTCAAATGTTTCAATGTCTTCCCAATAAACTGTAGGAGAACACTTACAATCTACCCAAGCTTTTTCAGAAGGACATGCACAACATAAGGTCACATCGTCTGCGTAAAGAAATAAACTGTTTTCTTTCAATAAAGATAATCCAGCTTCCCACTCTATTTCATCAGCATATTCTGCATATTCTGCAAACTCATCAAAACGATCTATTCTAGAACCATTTGGAGAAGGTCGATTATCTAATTCATCTGGTTTAATCTGAATAAGAAAATTTTCGTTCTTATCGTCTATACACCAAAGATAATAGGCAACGCCAATATCTTTATTTCGCATGCGTCGATATTCATCAGTTAGAAATTGTATTTGAGAAAGACCAGCATTTTTAGCAGCTAATGGAATGTCGCAAGCTGGACAATAACCATGTGTTTGTATATCTGCTTTAAAAAGATAAAGATCACACGAAGGACAAGTTATAGACTGAATTAATGGATCAACTTCAGCAATTAACTGACCATCGTATTCATCCATCTCAAAGGGAATGTTTTGGTTACGAGATGGGACAGAACGCCCACCGTAATAGTTAATCCCAGTACTGCCCGTATGTCCCAACGCTAGACCCTGACCAGTTTGCTGTGCCAGACCCTGACCAGTTGGCTGTGCCATTGGAGTACCCAAAACCCCCGCTTTGTATGGCGGGGGGGAAACTTTTTTTACTTTGCCAGACCACTCCACTACATCGGGATCAGGATCCTTTAGGGGAATGGCATCTTCAAAGACATCATCAATATTCAAGACATAAGCAGTACCGTTCATTTGCATCTCTGCGTGATACTCTGTAGCTCCACCATTTTTGGTCTTCTGCCAGCCATAGGTGATGTGGACCCCATCGAAGTCTGCTTGGTCCTCATGGTCGGTCCCAGAGGCATATGCTGCCATCTCAGGGTGACTATGGACGGAGCCAACAATGATTACGTGATCAGGCTTAAGGTCAACAATAGAATCAGCATCGTATTTGCAATGAACTGAAGTATTGGTTTGTTCAGGGACTAAAACGCCCCAACCTTGTTCTCCACCAACGGTAGGGTCAAAAGTTAAGATAACAATTGATTCTGTCCCGTGTTGAGCATGGACAAGTCTAAAGAATTCATCAAGCTTATTAACAATAACTTTAGGTATTCTAGGCATGTTGTATGTTGCGGCTTCTTCGACTGAAGCCAAAACATCAGAACCAAAAGAATCATCTGTTTCAGAAATTGAACGACCAACAATGTTGTTAACAACTTTAAGAACACGAGCTTTGTGTTCAGTCTGAATCCAAGTTGTATCTTTTTGTTGAGCGTCTTTTCCTTTCATCTGTTTATTGATTTCAAGGTCAGCGATTAAATAATAAATCTGAAAACCTAGAGATTCAACTATTTCGCAGATGTCTTCACGATCAGCCATGAAACATGGTGCACCGCTTTGCATCCAGAAATAATCTAGATCTTCTAATGTGATTGGTTTTTCATCTTGTTTAGACATAATTTCTCCAATAGTATATTTGTAGTTTTAGGTGTTAAAAGGGCTCTGTTGAATATTCAGTACCATCTAAATTAAATAGCTGAAATCCAGTAGAAAAAGTTGGAGCAATTTTATATTGAATAGCTGCAATAGCTTGACTCAACATTTTCTTAGACTTAAAAGGAATAGAAAGTGGATCTGTATCATCATATTCTTTATCAAAACATTTGATACATATTTCGTTAACCTTAAGAAGTACTTCGGTGTTATCAATCTTGTTGTCAAAAGGTTTAGAAACCCAAGGAATTATTGCTGCTTGAGCGTGAGAAGACCAATGTCCAGCTGAACAGTAGCTATAATTTTTAGCACAAGAAAGGCAAAGATAGGATTGATGGATTAACCAATTCTCATACGGAACTTCGTCTTGAGTAAATATAAGATCAACATTATTAGCAGTATCTAAAATCACATTTTTAACTGGAACAGAATAATGGGCAAGTTGAGGTACGTCTTTAATTAACTCAGTTTCACAACCCATGCAAGAAGTAACATAGCCACCATAGAAAGGATTACCTCCTAAAATGGAAGTTGGTTCTAGCTCTAATTGTTTTGCAACGGTGTTCGAGAAACATTCAGTACAAAAATGTAAAGTATCTAATTCATCTCCTGGAAGATCAATAGAATAAAATGGATATGATTTAGTACTTCCGCTAGGAACCCAATGCAAACAATCACAAGAAGGACAATTTTCTGTTTTAGCATGAGTTGAATCAATCCAAATTCCAGATGATTCTATATAAACACAATTATCATCATTGGAATGTAAGTATTCTTCTGTATTTTCACAGTAAATCCAATACTCTTGGAAACATCCTTGACACCAGTATGATCCATCTGGAGCAGAAAACTTTTCTTCATCATCAAGATCATAAAGTTCTTCGCAAGATGGACAAGTAAAATTATTATCTTCTTGATTGAACAAAGAAGGTTGAATAAATGTTTCTGATATTTTAACTTTATTTGAAGAAGCAGCGTCAAACTGATCCATTTTCTGAGGTTCAGTTTTAGCAGAGTTATGGGCTTGTGCAAATATGTCAAAGACTTGACTAACAGGAATGCTTATATCAGAACGAGCAAAAGCATTTACCAATTTAGGATGTTGAGTGTCATTGTAATAAGAATTATAATTACCAAGCAAAGCCATTGCAAAAGTTAAAGGTTGACCATCATCATAATGCTTTTCTTGGTTATCCATATCTTTAACTAAAATAGGTATCCAAAGATCTTCATTTAAAGTCCAGTCAAATCCTTCTTCTTGAGATTTATCTTGCCAAAGAGTAGGATTCCAAAGATGTTCAGGTTTATTGTGATCACGATAAAAACGAGGACCATCAGTCTCTGACATATTGGCATCATTATAGGCTTCAATGCCTGAACAACGTTGTATTAACTTGTTAACTTTATCATTAAAAGAAAGGTTAGTCCAATCCTCGTTGTGGTACAAGCACTGCCATCCTACACCGTTACCCCTATAACCTTTACAGTTAGTGTTAGGAAGATTGACGTGATACAATGGTTGATCTGGATGACTAATTGGATATGGGCTATAAAACATTCTAGCACCATACAAGTTACCGTCTAAAAGATCTGCTATCCAAATACGATAAGGCTGAGCAAGTAAATAAGCCTTAGCCTTTGGGTCTCCTTCATTAGCACCCCAGTTAATATAGGCAAGTGCAGGAGCATGTTGAAAAGCTATTTGAGTATGCCGTCCTGCAGAACGGATTGCTAAAGTACCAGTTCCGTTTAAGGGTAAAAGGCCGGTATCAAATAATGCTTGATTAGAAACGTTACGATAATAAGAAGTTATATCTTTATCTGTAACATGGTCCAAGTTAAAAGACTTAACAGTAGAACGAACAAGAATGTTTCCGTCTTGTTTTTCAATAGAATACTTAATATTATTAGTCATAATTATCTTCTTCAAAAATAGATGTAAGATCTTTTTCTATCTCATCACTGAAATCACCAAAAGTCCAAGCGAACCATTCTGGATCTTTTTGTGCGGTATCAATGATAGATAAGCGAGATTTCAAATTGTCTTGAACTTCAATAAGATCAGCAATTCTATCAATTCCTTTAGCAAGTTTCTTCAGCTCTTTTTTATTATGAGTAGATTGGAGTACCAGCCTAATCATAGGCATGCCGTCAATAGTTACTTTATTGATAATATTTTCAATTCGATCTGTGATAGAATCGAACTGATCTTGAAGTTCTTTCTTAACAGAAGTTGCAACGTTGAGGGAAAAAGTAAACTTACTTAAAGGCTTGCTTTCTTCAGGTAGCTTTTCTGGATATTTAGACATTAAATCCCCTTAGTGAATTTATAAGATTTTAGTAATGTTTTGAGCTCTATGGAAGATACCCAAACAGTTACTAAACCAACACTTATCTTAGTCATTAATTTGACTAATTGTGTTTCTGTAAAAGATAATTTAGTTCCTATTGAATGAACATCAAAATAGGACTCTTCAAAGAACGTATTAATTTTATCGTGTAAAACTTGCTTATCTGTTGTCATGATTTTCCTGTTCAATGTATGATTTTGATTTTTTTGATTATATAGAAAATTTCTTTGCTTTACGATATCTTACACCGTCGGAACCAAAAATGTTAAAAAAGAGTTCTAAAAACAAAATGGTAAACAACGAAGTAAAAGAGAATATATTAAGAAAATAATTATGTAACATTATATTTAAAATAAAAGAAACAGAAAATAATATACCAGCTATAGCAACAGAAGCTTTGTGTTGAGGATCTAGATTTTTGACTCTAGTAAAACCTATAGCTAAAAAAGGTAAAGGTATGAAAATAGGATAAGATGGATCAGCATTAAAATATTTAGAAATAATATAATGACCCATTTCATGAACAAATAAAAATAGTGTCAATAAAAATACTATTGGGCTATGAACAATACTGTAGTTAATAGCAGCTAAAGCCATGATACTACAAGAACTAATCATAAAAGATTTTGCTTTTTTGCTAATCTTCAATATCGTCTTCTTCTACTTTAATATTTACAAACTTTTTAATTGTTTCAGAGAGAACTTCTGAAAGAATATTTTTAAGTTCTTCATCTTTAATGATCGAAGTATTAAACAAATTACTAGAAAAAGAATCATAATCGACTGGAAGCTTATGCTGAGAATCGTCTTCATCATCTAAGTCTGCTTCAAATGGAAGAGAAAGATATTGAGCTAAAGATTTATATACAGAATATGTTTCTATAATATTAAATTGATTAACATTATAAAAAGAACCAAAGTATGTAGCAATGAATCTTTCATCTAAAGAAAGATTTAGCCTGCTAGAAACAGCTGCAATCTTTTGAGGATTATCAACAATTTGACGAACAAATATATTGATTATCCGACGTCTTAAAAGTTGAGATTGAGCATCGAAATATCTTTCATAATAAACAAAATCTTTAGCTTTTCCTTCTTGTTGATCTATGAAATAAGTGTGTAAAGCTTTTTGAAAGCATTCGTTAGATTTGTGCTTAACCCAACTAGTAGCAGAAGAATAAAAAGTAAGAATTAGATGAGCTGTAGGAGAAGAGTTGTCTTCATCATCATCTCCTATTAAGGTGTCTATTACATCTTTAAAACTAGAAGAAGAAAGAGAATCAGATTCTTCTTTAGTTTCAGTAAAAGATGATTTGTTAGTAGGTCTTGCATCTGAAAGATTTTTAGAATCATCAAAGATATCATCATCATTTTCAGATTCAAAAGAATAGTTATACATATAGTCTCCAATAATGGGGATAGTTATTGTTTTTTGCGGGATGAATTTATAGAAATTGAAACTTTTATACCAGTAGAATCAACTTCGTCATAAATTCTTTTAGCAGATTCTAAAGTAAAATTAGTCAAATTATTACCTAGATAAAGAGTAATTATTTTATTTCTAGCTTCTTGAGTAAATCCACCCCAAATGCCATGGTATTGATACATGATTGCATTATACAAGCAATCTGATTTAACAGGACAAGAATGACAAATTGATAAAGCTTTGCGAGCTTCTAAAGATTTATGAGGAGAAAAAAACCAAGAAGTATCTACTTCTTTTTTGTTACAAGAAGCTTTTAATCGCCAACCATTTTCAGAGGCAGAAATCATATTAAAATCTTCTAATTTTTTATAACCAGTTGGTTTTCTAGTTCCCGCCACTAATAACTCCGTCTTTTATATTTTGAATTGATGAATTAATTTTTAAGTTTAATGATTCTATAATAGATGAAATTTCTTCAAGAGCATCCAGTGTTGATTGAGTATCTTTGTTTTGGATGTACTCAATGCAAGAAGCAAGATTTATTAATATTTGTTTTGGTATCCAAGTAATTTCAAGTATACCAGAAATCATATTAGTATATTGATCAATGGATTTATTGTAATCAATGATCACTTCGTTGACGATGTCGTCAATCGGGTTTAAGTTCATAAGAATCTTTCTATGTAGTACCGAGTACAGGAATTGAACCTGTTCAGGAAACTTATAAGGTTTCTTCCGTCATACCGTTCGGACCACTCGGCTTGCAGTATTGTCTACTACAAGCCGCGTATTCGAAAATCTAAAATCATATTGAGTTCTCTTTAGAAAGTTGTTCTTTGAATAACTACAGTATAGCAATTATCTTTTTGAATAGCAAATGGTGTTGTTAATCTTCTTCATCATATTGCTCTTGTTTTGGTTTGAATGAATCTCTGCTATAATATCTGACTTTAAGCCAAGGATTATAATTTTTGTAGAGTCCAGCCATAGTATTTTTATATAAAACTAAAGCGTCTATATGATCAGAGACTTTAATTTTTTCATAATACTTTTCTAAAACTTTCATTCTCATTGAGATAGGAGGATGTTTAATGTTTTGTCTATTAGCAAAAGACATTTTAGCAAATCCTAAATCCACCACAGTTTTGTAAAAACTGTTGGAACTCTACAACAAGATCATAGTCCATATGGTAATGAGTTGCAAAGCTAGATACTTTTAAAGTACCTTCGCAAGCATTACATTGTTTAGTAACAGATTGTTCTTGGCCATTTGCGTCAGCTTCTTTCCAAACACGAACGCCTAAACCATCACAATACTTACAGTCTTCTAATGGAAGAGAATCCATGTGAGCTTTGTATTGCTCAATGTAAGCTTTTATAGTTCCATCTTCTAAATCTTTAGCTAAAAGTTTAGCAAGTGTTATAGAATACTTAGCATTTAAACCTGATCCAGAATTATCGTGAGGACTTTCACATTTAGAACAAATACTAGGATGAAGCTTTTCAAGGCAATCCCATAGAGGATGCCAATACCATACATTAGCACGGAAGTATTCGCCTTGTTCGTTTTTTGGCTTAATGCCAAAAACATCCATTCCCATAATTAATCCTTAAATAGCTTTAGATGCAGGTAAACTATAACGTTCATGAGTAGAACAGTAAGTTGTAGGATTATACTTTGAAAGACGAACTTTGCAGTCTTCATGCTGGCATTGTCTAGATGTATCGGGATGATAGACTTTAGAAGGTCGATCTATTCTAGCAGTAGCGTTGATTCTATTAGTCATACAGTATAAACATCTCCATTAGAATCTATTTTAATATCTTCATATGGAGCAGCTATGCGACGATAAAGTTCTAGCTTTGCGCATTCTAATGCACCAATAGCTTCATTAATCACGGCGTATGACTTACCTTTTTGATTAATAAAATTATTAATTAAAGTACTAATATAATAGTTTAATTCGCCGGCATTTGAAATTGATTCAGGTTCTAACAATATAGAAGAACGAAGTTCAGGTTGAATGTAGGGCATGTTATTTATCCTGTTCAGGGTAATACCAGTTTTTGGTAGGGGCGTATGCAATTCGAGAAGCAACGTAAAATATAAATATTGCTACAAACTGCATAACTATAGACTCGGTTAATCCAATATAGATTAACCAGATATAGGTAAATAAAAGATTTATCATAGTGGGCCCTCTGGGGCTCGAACCCAGGACACACGGATTATGAGTCCGATGCTCTAACCGACTGAGCTAAGGGCCCGTAGGACAGTTGTGACCACCTGATCTGGGGAGGCAGGTGGATTGGTATATTCACTTTGTGGACGGGCTAGTCGTAAACGAATAGAACCCCGTAGCAATGGGGACTGTAAGCTCCCAAAGTAATACTCTATTAGAGTGGACGGACGTTTTTAGCTTCCATGCCTTTTTGGCCTTGGCCAACTTCAAACTCTACTTCTTGACCAGTTGCAAGAGAACGGCGACCTGATCCTTCAATGTTAGAGAAGTGAACGAAAAGATCGTCACCGTTTTCACGAGAAATAAAGCCGAAGCCTTTTTCATCATTGAAGAATTTTACTGTTCCTATATTCATTATTATTCCTTAATATTTGTTTTTGATTTTAATTTTAATTGATAGTAGTAGAGTTAGATGGTGTTGATTGTTCGTTGATCAAAAGATACAAACGAATATCCAACAATAAATCTGTCATCTCAGAAGTAGAAACTAACTGTTGACCAGATATATCTTTAATAGCCTGATCTACAAGTTGAACTGCACTTTTATTTGGGTCTAGTGACATTACGCTTCTCCTCCACGTTTTTTATATATAGTAACCGCTTCTTGTAAAGTAGAGCAGTAGTCTCCATTGCACGCAGAAAAACCATCAGGTCTAGCTACAACACTCCATACTACATATGGATGAAGCTGACCATCTTGATGGCATATAGTTATCCAATGAGCATAGCTATCATCAACAATTCTATCAGCTTTTTTAGTAAGTGCTATAACTGTTCTTTTAGTGGTACCTACAGTATCACCAATATGAAGCTCATTTAATAAATTTAGTTCATTTGTCATACGGTTTTGTTCTTTCATGAACTTTGCAGAATAAAGAATTATGAAAAGCTATACGTAAACATTTAGTATTATTAGATGTTAAAGCAGAACATTTTCTTTGATGTTTTTTTACAATTGCCATAGTACGCCCTCCGAGGCTCGAACTCGGGACACACGGATTAAAAGTCCGTTGCTCTACCAACTGAGCTAAAGGCGCGTGTTCTCTAAAATCCAGATAACGGCAGCAATAATAGAATATAATATAATTAAAGTTATTAATACTGCAATCATTCTGAACCGTGAGACTTTCTAACTGAGCTAAAGGCGCCAGTTGATATTAATTAATTAAGAATTCTTTAGCAAACAAAAGTTCTGGAAATTCAATTAAATCTGATGGCATATTTAATAATGGTAATAAATCATTTTTTACAAAGATACAATTACCAGGTTGAGATACAAGAGTGTATTCTTTTTCTTTAGCGATGTTTAACATCTCACTAAACGTTGTTCCTATTGAAAGAGAATCAACAGGAGTGTCTTTATGTCTCCAATAAACACCAGGAGGAACAGTGCCATTGATTTCTATAACTACAACTTTAGCAGAATAGTCTTGAAAAGTTTCCCAGATATCAGAATCATAAGAATCAACATCAATTGATAGAAGCTCAAAGCTATTAGGAATAGGTGTTGCTTTTAAAAGTTTATCTAAAGAATTGTCTTCAGTATCATATTGTGATACATAAGCTTGTATAATATGCATGTTTTGAAAGTCTTTAGATGTTTGAACTAAAGATTCAAATCTTCCAGAGTCTCCTTCAATCATTACAGAAGACCAGCCTTGAGTTACAAAGTTAAAAGTGTTACTAAGATGTTTACCATCCCAAGCACCAAATTCAACACACCAAGAGTCAGTTGAATTGTGCACGCCAAGAAGTCTAAATATTTCTTCTAAAATACCATCTTCACCGTTTTGGGAATAAACATTTTTTGCATACTGTTTAAACATTATATAATTTCCTTTTAATCTAGAATATTTTCTAATATCCAGATAACAGCAGCAATGACAATAAATGTTATTACTAATTCAATCATTCTGATCCATGAGACTTTCTAATTGCATTGCGGGCAGACTCAACCATTTCTTGAATTTCTTTATCTTCTTCACGAATACAAATAAGAGTAAAGATACCCCATAAAGCGCCAATGGCAATAATTACATAAGTTAACATTCTGGATAAATATCTTGAATAGTAGTAGGTTCAATAATCTCTACTTTTTGTAAAATCTTTTTAAACTTTTTACGTTTTTTAATTTTGTATCCGTTAAGTTGAAGCTCTGAAACTATTTGTTCTGGAATGCCATACCAAACTGTAATTCCATTACGAGTTAAAACATGAGCTATGATATCTAATTTGTTTTTAACATGCATTTTTACATAAGTCATTCGTAGTAACCTGAATTTCTAGAAGGAACTCCATAAGGAGTTTGATGAATTTTATTATAAGCTTTGTAGCGTTGTTTAGCTGTACGCTTAAATGATATACGAGTAATTAGATCTTGAATGTAATGAATCATATTTTCCTTAAGATAAATTGATAGTAGGTAATGATTGCATATATGTGGCTACTAGTGTCATTACTTTTCCGTTAACAATTCAGTCGGCTTATTTCTGTCTTATCGACGTAGTAAACTTGAATTACTAGCTACTATCAAAACAATTGGCGTTATCGTCGCTCCATGTCCCAAAGCGCCAACAACACCAAACTAATTTAATCAGCAGTCACAACGGGAATATGGGCCCACCCTAAAATGTTGTGATTACGTATCCACTACAAAGGCTACTGATTAAAATCTACATGTACAACATTGTCATTAGTATTAATAACTTGACTAGGATTGTACAAAAGAACTTTAGAAACTGCTTGTAAATAGTTTTTCCAAGCAGGGTGATCTAATTTTTCTTTAGAAATATCTTCTCCGTATTGTCCACGATGGATGAACAGAATACGTCCATCAGGCATGCAAAAGTCTAAACGGTATCCCGATTCAGAAATAAAATATTCTAAAGCTGAAGATAAATCTTCAAAATGATCATGGACTTGACCATCATCAGAACGAGTAAAAAAAGTAATAGACATTAATATTTAACCTTCCATCTATCTACACCTGGAACAAGACCAAGTGATGATCCGTCTTCCCAGCTAACAAAAACAGTTCCAAAGTCATCTATAAAATTGACTATTCCCATAGAACCTGGTTTTAGTTTTGTGTATTCGTCGTCAGTAAATACTAGTTCAATCCGTTTACCGAGAAGATGAAACATTTGATCATGATAACTTTCTATCATATTAATTACTGTTGCTGAGGTAAAGATTAAGATCACCTTTGTATTCATCACAAATATATGTAATTGCTCCAAAGATTACCGAAGCATACAAAGCAGCATCGGTTTCGCCAGAAGAACTATTTGAAAGATAACCTACGATGTAAGGAATTGTTCTACCATTATCCAAGGCTGAACAAATAGTGTCGCCATATTCAATAAGAGAGGCTTTAGTAATTGTATTAGCTTGACCAGAGTTATTATATACATGATCAAGATAAGCTTCATACTTATTAACCACTGGAGCTGGAGCATATGTTTGCACTGGAGCAGGAGGATTTGTAGCTGCGGGAGCAGATGATCCATCGCGTGATGCAAGCAAAATGCCTATAAGCAAAGCTACAGCTGCAAGAAGAACCATAATGATTCCCATTTGTTTCATGCCATTTGCATCTTTTTTAGGTTGTTCCATTGAAGGAAGCGGTGGTGTTAATTCAGTCATTTTTTCCTTTATTATATTGTATTGCATATATTATAGCACACAGTACCCGAGACCGGACTTGAACCGGTAAGATCTTGCGATCCGGGGGGTTTAAGCCCCCTGCGTCTGCCATTCCGCCACTCGGGTAGATCAACTATACTAGATTAGGTTCTAGTATAATATCTTCGCTGTTTCCAGCGTGTAGTATAACATTTTTCATTGAGTTATACCAATCGATAAGTGTTTCTAATTTTTCAGAATTGAATTGTCCACCAGCAAGATCAATGATTGATTGCTTTTGTGGAAGTGTTTCTTTTAAGTATTCTAGAGCAGCGACTGTATCTACAATACGAGAAACGTCTTCAATGTCTGATCCAATTAAGACATGTAATGACATAATTTTTCCTTTTATATTTATAGCTACGTATTATTTTTAATGTAATCCATTAAACACAGCATGCAAAAATGCTTATTGTATTTAATGGACTTCTCTACTTCTTTTGACTTTAAGCCACAAGAAGAACAAGTGTTTGTTAGAGATCTGAAAGTTTTAATGTTTAAAGCTTTATTGTTTTTTTTCATAACGAATTAAATCTATTTATAATTTCATTTATATAAGTTATGGGTAGTGAATTAAATCTTTCTTTGTTTTGAGTAGTATAATCATTATTATAACCCAATAACAAAGCATTGCCATATATAACTTCGCTATAAGAATAGCGATAGCTATAGGTTCTATAGATATTTGTTGCTAACATATTAACTTCTTTTAAAGAAGGATGTTCTAAATCGTAACAAATACACATATCGTTTTTAAGGATAAGAACAGTTAAAGTATCGAGTGATAAAGAAGTATAATCTATCAAAGCTTCTAAAGAACCAGTTATTATTTGAGGATAAGAATCCCAGCAAAGTTGAACTGATTTTATTTCATTAATATTAATATCTTCTTTAAGGTAACTCATTTAGAAATAGATTCCCACCATGTTTTAGGGCCAAGAAAAGAATCTTTGGCTCCTTGTAAATAGCAAGAAGAAATTCCTTTAGCGGAAGCAAAAGTGCCATCAGAATTCTTTAATCTATAACTATTAAATCTAGCTGACATATTAATAGGAATAACATACTGTTGTCCTGTATTGCAGGTTAACAAATAATGAGAAAGTAAAGTTTTGCCATAAGAAACATCTATATATCTAACCATAAAGATATCATAAGTATATGATCTCCATATAGTAGAATAAGAATCTAACGAGGTTAATCTTGGCTTTCCAATATTGTAAGTTTGACCAGGGATTGTAGTAGTAACTACAGTAGAAGTAGTAGATGTAGAAACGGGAACAGTTGTACTACTGGTAGTAGAAGGAGGAGGAACTAAAGTTGTAGTAGGAGACACTAAGGTGGTAGTAGTAGTTGAAGCAACAGTAGATGTTGTAGTGGTAATAATTGGAACAGAAACCGCTTGATCTATCAAGGATTTCATATTGATTCTTTTAGTGATAATACCACTGTATCTGTCTGTAGCAGGAGAAGAATATTTTTGTAAATCAGAAACAGCTTTATCTACAGTTTGCACACCAAACTTAGACCTATAGATAGCAAAAGCTCCTGTAACGAATGGAGCAGACATAGATGTGCCTGAAGCAGATCCATAGCTACCCATTAATTTAGAAGAATTAATTTGAAGACCTGGTGCTGATAAGGTAGTGTACTGGGATACATTAGAAAAGTCGGTTACTGCATCAGTGACGGTTGAAGTCGCAGCTACACTAACAGCATCTGATATACAAGCAGGAGAACTCATACCTACTGCATAGGAGTTACCTGAAGATACTACGGTCGCAATATTTTTTAACTTTAAATTGCGAACAGCAGTAGTCATATCGGGAATGTAATCGTCACATGTTCCTTTGAATATGGTATTGCTACCAAGAGACATGTTTACTGATGTTATATTATACTCAGAGGCAATCGAATTAATCCAATTGAGAGCCTTGATAATGTCCCCGTCATAGGCTCCACCATACGGGTCAAACACATTGATGGCAATGATTTTTGCGTCTGGAGCAATGCCGTGGAATGATGCGTTGCTACCAGCAATAATACCCGCAACATGGGTCCCGTGATAGTGAACGGGGGCCGCAGCTCCAGCACCAATCATCTGAGATTGTCCATTGGGACATCTGCTAGAAAAACATGCTTCAAGTGCTACTTTACCTGCTAGAAAAGGATGAGATTTTTCTACCCCTGTGTCAATGATAGCCACATAAGATCCTGCACCAGTAAATCCAAGATCGTAAGAATAGTTTGCACCGATTTTAGGAATAGCTGTGCTAAGACTGAGCTTAAACTTAACTGGACCAGTAGCAGTAGGAACAGAAGAAGTCTTAGATTTTACTGTTTTATAAGTGTAAGTTTTTAGTTTTTTCTTTTTAACATTAAGTTTAGATTTAGGTTTTACTGTTGAAGAATTATCTTTATTATTAGAAGCACTGGCAGTAAGTGAGTTACTAAAAATAAAAGTTATTAACATTATAAAAACTAATAAGAGTTTAGAATATTTTTTATACATAAAATGGGTTACCATTTCTTTTGAGAGCTAATTTTGTTTTGCAACCATTTTGGTTGAGGATTGTTCTCATAATACTTAGAAATAATTTGAGAAGCCATACCCTTGGTTACATCTGCGGTTAAAGGTATGCCAATACGTTTGAGCATTTTCTTTTGAGCATCAGTTGGACCATCAGCCCTCCAAGCAGCAGAAGAGTCAATGAGAACTAAAGATGAGTTGCGATGTTCTTGAATCCATTTATCTGTACCAGAGAATACAGATCTAAGATTGTCGGCTCGACCAATAAGCTTTACTGAAGTTTTACCATTATCTTTATAATGTAGTTCAGTATTCCAACGACCTAAAGCATCAAGTGTTATATGCATAGATTCGTTAGCATTAAGACCTAAATGATAAGAGTTTTCACCAATTTCTGCCCATACATATTTAGAGTATTCAAGTACTGCTGGGTTAGGTGGTGGCGGCATAAACAAGTTAATGCGTTTGTATGCGCCTTCGATATCATCAGGATTGAGAACACGAATAGCTTCGCCTGGACAATAGTCTTCTAACTCTTCAAATTTCTTTGCGACGTCTGTTAGGCTTTGTCCTTGTAAATCGAATTCGGGAGGCAGACCTAAAAGTGTTGGTAGGCCAATAGGCTTTCGACCCCTTGTGGTATCTGCAATATCGATAATCGTACAATGTTTTTTGCCTTCGAATAGACGAGTACCTCGACCAACTATCTGAGTATACAGAAGGGTTGATCTGGTTGGTTTAGCTAATATAATAGTTTGCAATGATGGTTCGTCAAAACCTTCAGTCAAAACTCCAACATTTACAATAACGGAAATCTGGCCCTTTGCAAACTGAGCAAGGATACTTTCTCGTTCTTCTCTTGGAGTTGTACCTATTATTACTGCTGTTTCTATCGACGCTTCTCGAAAGGATAAGGCCAAGTTTTCGGCGTGCTTGATGCCGGATGCGAATACAAGGGCTTTCGTAGCCATTGCCAAATTGCGATAGGTAGCGACAACAAAAGCGTTGCGCTCAGGAGTATCCACTTTTTCTTCGAGCTGAGATTGAACATAATCACCATTCTGTATTTCGACATCTGAAATGTCTACATTTGTTTTTACTCTATATCCGATCAGTGGGCTGAGCCAACCATCTTCAATTAGATCTTGAATTGATTTATAGTAAACTATGTCATCAAAAACGTCAACGAGTCTAACCGAATCCGACCTCTGTGGGGTCGCCGTAACTCCAAGTAGAAAAGGAGGATTAAAATAGTCAATAACTCTTCGATAAGAAGTAGCGGCAGCATGATGAGCCTCGTCAATCACAATAGTTTTAAAATAGTCTTTAGGATACCCCTCAATGCGAGGAGTACCATTGCGACCTAGTGTAGCAACAGATGCTACAACTACGTCTACATGTCCAGCTTTTCTTTCAGCTTGTTCAATCTCTATACTGAGAGTAGGATTAGCAGCTTTAATTTTTTCTTTAG